CCAAGCATGATTTGCAATTGTGTTTTGCAATCTTCAGGACTAGGATTGATATCGTTCTTAGTATCTTTCAATGTGTGCATAAAGCCAATGCATTGGTCTATTTCGTACTCATTCATAAATGGACTAAGTTCTGTGACCATTTTGTCAAAGTTCTTTATGTGCCCAACATACATGGGCTTGTCAATTATTCCTTTGAATTCGCTCATATCAATGTACCGTTCCTTGTGTTAAGCCATCTAGTCGTTCATTAACATCAATGTTGATCTTACCTTTTAATTCAGTAGTCATACCACTCTTGTATTCTTTCAGATAGTTCTCTTGCTGTAATGCACCTAAGAACTGATGAATGGTTCGTAGACCTAGGATCTTCATTTCAAACAAATGTTTGTTGTCATCACTTAGTTCTTCAATGTCCATGTCCATCATTTTCTGAATGGAGATTTCAATGTCTTTGACCAATGGGTCTACTGTAACAACAAGTTCTTCGTTGTCTCTGTACAGTTTGTACGTGTATTCAATTTCTTGAGTCATATATTTCCTTAAATTGTTCGGGGGTTATTTCACTATAATTTGTTGCTTCAGTGTTACTAGCGTTTACTCTAATGAATTGTGTGTTTGGATACTCTTTTACTAATTTTCGTAGTCTTTGTTTCCATCTGTTTGCCATGTCTGCGGCAGCTGGGATACAGCTACTACGTGCATAATTCTTACTGCCATGATATACATTAGGTAATATTCCGTTACCAGTGTCATAGTCAAAGCCAATCAAATATACAACATCATTATTCATTGATGCAAGTTCTATTGCACTTGTACCACTATCTTGTGTAGAACGTTCAATTTTACAGAAATGTATAGGTTCCCCTATCTCTGCAAGTTCGTCCATTTTATTACAATGCTGTGTGTAAAATTTACTTTGTCTGTGTATGTCATTCTCAATGATTTCACAAACCATAAAAATGTCCATGCTTATTAATACGTCTGGAATAAATTCTCTGTACAATGCATTACAGCCATATGTCTTCATAGTTGCGTTTATGCAATGTAGGTCAAACTGTTTACGACTAGTGCCGTTACCAATAACGCAAGCAATGTTCATTTGTTAGGCATGTCTTTCTTAGGTTCCTTGTATCCTGACGCATACGCCGCAGTTGCTTGCTTTTCTGCGTCACTGCAATTACGGTATAGTTTACCACTATCGCCCCAACGATACATCTTCTCGCCTTTGATTGTTAATGTTTGTATAGGCATCTGTTAATTCCTTGTGTATAATGTATTTATATTTTTATTAAAATAACACGTTTAAATGTCGTATTTTTTACTCCAAGGCATGCCCTTTGTTGTAATGATAACTTCAGGCTCTTTGACTCTTTTATCTTGCTGTCTGACTGTTATTCTACATGTAGTTTCATGTCTTGGTATTGTACTTGCATGTTTAATGCTTGTACCGCAAATTGAACATTTATAGTGTTTGAACTTCCATTCTTTTGTTTTATTATCATACTGATGTACAAGATAGCAATATCTATGTTCAGGATGTAAGTTGTTTTTGTTGTGTAGTTCTTGTAGCGTCATTGTTTCTCCTACGTTGGTGACTGAGTTTCATATTTAACTTATGTTGTTCAGTCTTTGGTTTACCAAGCTTGGCTTGACGCATCTTTAGTTTTGTAGCCGGTGTTTTAGGTACGCCTTTGCATGCCTTTTGTACAGCAACTGTTAGATTGTATAATGCTTCAGCACTATGTGGGCCCGTGCCTCTATTCCAATCACTGTATCCATATTCATTGATTGGATTGGGCTTTTCATTTAACTGAAACTTCTTGATGTATTTTACACCATTACTATCAAAACGATGCCACCGGCTATATGTTTGTGTCATTACTTCCTCACTAATGTTATAAAGTATTTAATGTGGGAAAAGTACAGCCAATAAAAATGGGGAGTCAGCATTATTACCAACTCCCCTGGGAACAGTAGTGCCCATACGCAAGATTATTTAGTCATTATATCTAATATGTCTTTAGGTATATTGCTTGTAGGCATATAACCTACAATTCTATAATGTTCTCTGCGTTCCTGTTCATTCATATCTTGTATATAGGGATCGTTTTCAGGATCGTATTCACGTTGTCCATAATCACATGTACTATCGTAGGAGCCTTCAATTTGTTTTGGTTGATATTGATGTTTTAATTTTATTACAGGTTTAACGTGAGGTACACCTGTTAATCTACTAAATGCTTCATCAATATCAGATTCATCGTCAAATTTTTCAACATCTATCCAAGAATGAAATTCCTCACAACCAATAGTCATTCTATCATCTAACTGGTTCAATATATATTTGATGTTAGTCAACTGGTCGCTTGATAGTTTTTTCTTTGTAATGAAACTATCATGAACTCTAGCAATAACAGGTATGTTCTCTGTAATCATATCCATAATCATTTTTTCAGTATGTTGGAATGCATAACTCATTACTTGACTTTTGCGGATTGTGTTATTTTTAAACATGTTAGGAACATTGATTACTGATTCTACAAAGCTAGGTGTTTCAATAAAATCATTAGCAATAATTTTAGTCATTGTTTGCTGTTCTTTCACAAACTTCTTGATCCATGGATCGTTCATAAAATTACTACGATCTATTGGATTCATTATAATATCTTCAATGCTAGTTGTATGCCATTCGCCATCAACTAACCAACTACCACCACCAATTCTAGCACCAAAACCTATAGCTGTAATAGCATCTTTAACCAATTTTTCACCATTGTAAAACGCAGTAATATGTTTTGCTAATTGTTTTCTTAGTGGACTTTTCCAATCTAGATATTCTTTCGTATAAGTAAAATGCCCAAAATCATCAATGTTGCTATCTTTCAATATCTTTTTGACCATCATAAGCTTTATGCTGTAAATTGCGGCATTCAAATCATAAACATAATGTTCACCTAAACAAGCTACTCTAACTTCTTTGGTCATGTTTTGAATGTTTATGCCCTTGTAGTAAACACGACCGTATGGACTTGGTTTTGGTATCTGTGGCAATACATATTGATTATACGCTGAATAAAAGAAACTACTTATTATTTTTACATACTTTGCTTGTCTTAGATTACGATATAAAATTGCCTGATATTTTGAGTTCTTATCAGTATTTTCAATTTCACGTGTAGTGTTATTAATAAAGTTTTCTAAACTAATCATATCAATCGGAACTATTTCAAGTGCATCAATCATTTCAGGTGTAAGATCACCGTAGTATAACGATACCAATTGGTTCACTTCTACAGTGTCAATTAATAGATCAATAAGTTTTTGATTGAACATGTATACCTCTGAGTTAAGTTCAAATGGATTTCCCTTTTTATAGCCATTGCCTTTTTTATCTTCTGGTGCATAGAAAAAAGGTCTTATGTCTTTAAATTCTTTCCAAATATAATATCTGTTGTTTTTGTATTGAAAATCTGACATTTCATCACCCATTCTTTTCAATGACAAATGAATGTAATTTTCTGTAGTATATGGAAGTCGTCTAAGCAAATACTTGCGTATTGTTGATAGATAGGTATTATAATGTTTTTCTGCCTTTTCAAGTGATAATTCTGGAAACTTATTCAGAAATTCTTGAGGCACTCGGATGTATCTTTCTAGCTTGATATCTGAGCCTCCCATAGTTCTTTCCATATGTTCTTTCTTGTTTTCTGAGTAATCTGAAAGATTATCTATTATAGCGCCGTGACTTTTTGAAAAAGTGCGTTCTAGGCGCCTATGCTCAATACCGACATGCGCCGTGACTTTTTGAGTTAAAAAAATATTCATTTTGTCTCCTTAAGTTATGAATATACCTAAATCTTCTTCCTGATAGAGAAGTGAAAGCCCTGCTATCAGACAGGGGCTTTCTAAGACTTAGGAGTGTCTATGCGGTCAAAAGTACTAAAAATGACGCACAATGTATTTATACTTTGTTTTCAGTTAAATCTTTTTTATATTCAATGAATGCATCTGTAAGTTGAAGTGAGTCATTGGTGTTAACCAATTGCTCACATCTCCAAGTTGGTAATGTGTTTGCGATTGCGTGATTGAACCATACCAAATTAAATTCATCCGCGTTTTTAATTAAAAAATGGTCAACAATGTCTTTTTCGTAAGTTGTAAGTGTTTTAGTCATAAAGTAGTCATTTTGAATACAGCAGTATCGCTGTTTGACGATTATAACAGATGATGTATTAAGTGTCAACAACTATTTTAGAGTCTAAACTCTAGACATTTGTAAGTTTTGTGTAAGAAAACTATGCTATAGTTTAATTCTGACTAAAACGGTCAGATTGACTAACATTAGGAGAAATTATGTCAAAAACATTCAATGTAATCGGTATTATTAAGGGCAAAAATGATAATAAATGTTCTATTAAATTTGCTAATGATTTGAAAAAACGATTAGCTAAGTTTCAACCATTTACCGAATATGATAGATTAGACTTTATAGATATTGGTAAAGCAGTTACTAAAACTGAAGCATTACAGTTTTTATTAAATCATATTAACTTTCAGAGTATTGAAGATCAGAAACTTATTAACGATAAGTTACAGCAAAATCTGTTAAAAGATAATAAAACTGAATATAAACTTACATTATCTGGTAAACAAATAAAATCAGATATTAGTGCGGAACAATTACTTGAGTTACTCAAGTAATGTTGTAATAATACAACACCGACAAATTTGACGATAAATCGGTTCTGTGCTACAATGATTACATCAGTTAGAGAAGCAGTCGCAATTCACTGATTTATGTTTTAACAAAGTAATATTAGCAGGACTAAGTATTATTATGGAAGTAACTTTGTTTGACAAATTAAAATATAATTGTAAAACACACCCACATGATGTAGAGTGGAACGTTGAAGATCCTATGAAGCATGTATACTTTGAAAATGTATATGAAGATGCACATTGGGACACTTTGCGAGAACTTGTAGAACATCAAGGTTGTAGTTGGGAATGGTATTGTGAATACTTTGAGAAGAATCCTAATGACGAGAAATGGGGAAAGTATTAATGAATAACTTTAACAACATGTACATCATCAGTTGGTTTGGTGATAACGAACATTCTAAAAAACGCTATGAAATACACCAGCGTCAGTTAGAGTGGTGTTTTAGTTCGTCATTAAAACCTGTCGTACTAGCACAGAACTATCGTGACGACCAATATACAAACAATGTAGAGTACATCAAACATAATGGTAGTGTATTGAAAGCAATACAAGCACGAAATGTTTTGTTGTATCAATTTTACAATAGCGATGAAGATTTTGCTGTGTTCGCAGATAACGATTGTTATTTGTATAGTGGCGAAAAGTATGGTGCAAATGATAAGTTTGCTGAGATTATCAGAAACATACCATTTGAAAACTTTGAGAACGTAGATATGTTGATTGGTCTAGATCCAGCAACAAGTCCATTCACAAAAGATTTAGAACTAAACAAGAAAAATGACGAAGTGTCTTGGAGATTGCTTCCAGGCTTTATTGCTAGTGGTTTCTTTATACTAAAAAACTTAAAGAAACATCATAACAAAGAAATATACTTTGATGAAAACTTTATCAAAGATGATGGTAGCATTATTGCTTGTGAGGATCAAGACTTTCCTATTCAGTTGATACATGAGAATATGGGTGTGTTTATTTGTAAGAATTTGATACGCAAAGAAGAAGGTGCTACAAACTCAACTTGGAATAATGACCGTGATAGTCGCAGAAAACGCACGACAGAAGGTCACGATTTTATCAGTCATAAGTTTAAGTTACCAATACAAAAGACAAGTGGTAAAGGTAGTTGGATGAAACGATTCAAGTCATTCAACGACAAGTTAAGACCACAAGTGTTAAGATTGAATGGCAATTTTAACAATCATTTAAGAAGTTTATTTGAGGGAATATGAAAAGACTAATTTTACAAGTGAATATTGATCCAGTAATCAATACGCACGAAACCTCACGCACATATCATTATAAAAATGATTTGTATCAATTGAGCGAACGGCAAGCAATAAAATATGCTAACAAATGTAATAGTGATTACAAGCAAATAACCGATTGTAGTTTTTTACCAAACAAGCATCCAATTTATCAACGACTTGAATTATTTGAGTATGAAGACTATGACCAAATACTTTACTTAGATAGTGATGCAATTGTATTGAATGATTGTCCTAATATATTTGAATTGTATAGTGATAGTGAATTTTGTGCTCCTTGTGATATGGATTGGTCATCAAGTAGTGAATACACGAAAAAGATTAAACAGAAATTATTGAAGTTATATCACGCATCAGAAAATTACAATCCATTTTGTAGTGGTGTAATGTTAATTAATAAATCATTCATTAATAAAGTTAGACCATTGTATATGAATTATATTGACGAATATAACACACAACACGATCAAGGTATACTAAATCGTTGTGTAGTTGAGTTAGGTGAAAATTATACAGAATTGTCAAGTGATTGGGGTGCGTGGTATAGAAAAGGTAAATATATTATTCATTTGGCTGCTCACGCTAAAAAAGATTTTAACTTAGTAAAATTCACCGAGAAATATAAATTATAACAAATAAAGTGCGCTCAGAGGGAAGATTTTTAGATTTTGACACCCTCAACTCCGACTTCTCTGACCGCGTAGAAGGCACGAAACGCGGTGCTTCCACATATAAATAATATTATGGCAATATCAAATAATGAACACGAACAACTCAAACAAATACTCAACCAATTCAGTAACCTCTATAGAAATAAGGTGGAATACACTGGAGAGAAGATACGCAAGGTTAACAGTTTCAGAGTACCTATCAATCCTTTTGATGAACTCACATATACAGAACAAAACGAAATCAGTATCAAAATGCCACAAGATGATTTTGAAAGATTCTTGAGAGATTTTAATCATTCAGTTGATATGTACAGATTGGCAAGAGAAAATCCAATGATACGTGAAGAACTAAACAGATTGTTAATGTTAGTAGAGTTATTGAAATGAGCAAGTATCAGTTTATCAAGGCACCTGAACAAATAGCACTTGAGTTAAAACAACTCTGGTCAAATTACCCACTGTACAAATTTATTTGCGGTGCTCAGTATGTTCGCAAACGTGAATTAGAAATATGCGAATGTCTAAGTAATCATGATGGATATAGAGATTTGTTTATTGAACTAAACAGATTTGATTGGTTACTAGAAAATCCACCAGAACAAAAGAAGAAGAAAAGAAAGCCCCGATGATTACTCAAAGGGGCTTTTTAATGGAATGAACACGATTAGTGTAGATGACTAGAATAGGAATATCAACTATGGCGTAGTTAACATATTATGCATTAAGGTACTAGCCACCTACATTGTATTTAGTTGCGGAGAGTTATTATTATAATTATTCCGTTGTTGAGCGCAACTTCCACATAATCTTACCTAAGGCATCCATCTGACCTTCAATAAAATTGATGAGTCCATATTGCTTCATTTCAACTGCCATGTCGTGAACTTCCTCATAATGATCCATAACTGTTTGGCTATCAATTAATAGATCCTTAACCATTTTCAAAGCTTCTGGTCTTTCAGCACTATCCTTAATAGAACCAAGTTCCATGATACGCTTTAAACTGAATGGGGCAATAGCTTGCAACACACGAATGTGCTCACCGATTGTATCTGTAGCATCGTCTGCTAATTCATATACTTCACTGAATAGTTGATGATACTGAACAAAGTCAGGGCCTACAACGTTAACATGAAAGCCATGAGCCTTTACGTAATACTGATAATTTGTTGCGAACAGTCGCTTCATTGCTTCAATTAATTTTTCCATTTTATTTACCCTGTAATGTATTTAGTTTGTTTTCTATACGCTCTAACATCTTGTTTTGGTTTTCCATTTGATTGTATACAACTGCTATTTTGGTTGACAGTTCATCTATCTTATTGTTCATTGACATATAGCCGGTGCCACCGATTCCTAAACTACCGATGACTATCCAACTTAATTGTTTGAGTGTGAATTCCATAATCACGAAGGATACCTTATAATTATAATGCCAGAGGAACCATTGCCACCGGCTTCAGTTGTATTAGTTGTAGAACCTGCTCTGGCGCCACCACCACCACAACCTCTGTTAGCAGGACTTGCCGCAGAACCGGGTACAGAATCAGTACCATATATACCGCCGGCACCACCTGCACCACTTGAGCCGCCTGCTCCTCCACCACCACTACCTTGTCCACCACCGGCGCCGGCGCCATATACAATTGTACCTGCGGCGCTAAAATTAGTAACACTCACACCGTTACCACCATTACCACCTATACCAGATGTAGCATCAACACCATTTTGGCTAGCACCAGCACCGCCACCTCCGGCATATAAATCATCAGCACCACCACCATAGTAGCCATCACCACCACTGTATGTACCCGTACCACCTGTTGTAGTGCCACCGCCTCCACCACCGCCGGATCCATTTGTTATACTAATACCATCAAGATTATACCTTCCGCCACCTCCACCACCTAAAGCAGTTTGGCTAAAAGCAGTAGTGTTACTACCACTAGTACCATTAGCATTGTTTTGTCCACTGCCTCTGGTACCGATATTAATTGAATATGTTTGTGGAGTTACTGAATAAGTACCTTGAATGACTTCGCCACCTGCGCCGCCACCACCGGCAGCATAAGTGTTGGTACTAGTTCCGCCACCAGCTCCACCACCGCCTACTAGCAAATATTCAATATTGCCGCTACCTTCAGTAACAACAAAACTATTTGCTCCGGTAGTAGTGAATGTATGAACTTTCCAATTGGTAGTACCATCATCATATGTTGTAATAGTACCACCAGTTGCTGTAATTCCACTAGTGAGATAATTAAAACCACCTCTAGCACTGAACATTATGCGTATCCTTTGCTTAGTGTAGCATAGTAAACTGATCCATCATAGAACACACTGATGATATCAACTGCACCTACTGCGGTGCTCAATGTTTTGGCACCACCAGCAAACAACATTGAACTTGTCAATGTACGACCACCAGTACCATCTTGTGTCAACACAATAGTTGCGCTAGATCCAGTCGCTACGTTAGCTAGACTATTCAACGTGATGTTACCAGTCAATGTGTACTTGAAGATAGAACCGTTTGCAAGATCAGGAGTGATTGTACCACTAACTGAGCCAGGACTACTTACAGTTTCATTAAACTTAGTAAACACAACATTAGTTGGGTATACGTTACCGAGTAATGAAATTTTACTTGCAGTGATGCTATAATCACCTGATACGTTACCAGCGCCATCATTAGTCAATACGTTAACTGAGCTTGTTGCAACACTTAGATATGTGTTACCACTATCTGCGTAAATGTTGTAACCAATTGAACTTACCGCGTCATTAACTTGTGCGGCTGCCGGACTTGCAACATTACCACGAGCACGATAGAATGTGTATGGGTTAACCAATGCATTGGCATTGTTATATGTACTAAACGCAAAGCTTGGGTTAGCTGTAGATATGTTATCTAGTGTAATTGAAATACTGTTACCTGCAGTAATACCATTAGTCAAGCTAATGTTGTTACCACTGATGTTGCCAGTTGCAGCCACTGCACCACCGGTAGTTAAGTTGCCACCAGTTACGTTACCTGTTGCGCTAACTAATCCAGGGAAGTTTGCAGATCCATTACCATACAATATTGTTGTGTACGCAGTTGTATTGCTACAAGTTACAAAGCTCAAATCAGTAGGAATACTTGCACCGTTAGCAATAGTACCATGACTTGTGTTTACGTTAGCGTTTATGGATGCATAGCGTGTGCTGAAGAAAGCGTTACCGTTGTAACCTTGCCATCCAATAATACCTAAATTATCACCAGTTGCAACTGCAACGTTGCTATCACGGTTACCTCTAGCACGTTGACTGAACCAAGGTGTTGTAACACCTACGCCGTTTGCGGCGATACCATAACTGATTACGTTAATTGCTGGGGCGGCCACACCACCAGTATTAGTACCATTGAACAATACAAGTGTACCGTTTTGATTGTATGTTAATGTGTTAAAGTTTGTGTTAGCGTTAGCATTCGCAACACTACCATATGGGTTACCAACTTGCACTTGGAACTGACCAGCAGTCCATGCTGTATTAGCTAATTGTAAGTTTGCGTTGGCTGCTTGTGCGGCAATAAATTGCATTTGACCAACTTTAGGATAAGCATTACCGTTATAAACATAACTTGCAACACGCATTGCAACATCATTGTTTGCAGTTGCCGCAGGAGTTGTACTATTACCGCGACTCTTAACAAACGATATGTTTTGTACACCGTTTGCATTACCCAAGTCAGTGAAGTTGTCAATACGCAACATTGTGTTACCAAATGTAGCTGTACCAATAGTATTACCTGTAGGAATAAATTGTGTGATTGGATTGCTAGTGTTGCTATCACGTACAGTCAATGAAACTAAGTTACCTAAGCTTGTAATGTTACTTTGTGCATTAACTGTTACGTTACCTGCATAACTTGCAAAGTTTGCATTACCTGTTTGACTTTCTGGTGCAAATACACCGTTGCCATATAACACGTTGCTTGAACTACCTGTTAAGTTGATAGTTGCAATGTTACCGATACCGGATACGTTTGCTACTGCTACTGAGTTAGCTGTGTTAGCATATGCAGGAACACCATTGACCCATAAGTTGCTTGCATTATAAACAAGTGCTTGACCTGCAGTTGGTGTTGTAATTGTAACATCAGTTAATTCATTAATGCTGTTAAAAAATGTAACACGAACTTGTAAATGACCATCACCACTTGATTTTTTAGTTACAGCCGCAACTTCAATTTGAAAGTTAGGATCAGACGGTCTTGTTGCTGTTAGTGCACCTGGTGTAGTGTTATCTACCCATAGTATGTCACCAACGTTAAACGCATTAGTGTTTAAGCCATGTACAATACCAAATACTGTGATATAGCCAAAATCGTTTGTAGCAATACTTTGTGTAGCGACACCTATAATATACTCTGGTCTAAAGCCAACACTTGTTGTATCTGCTGGAGCAGCCTGAACATGATTACCATTTGCGCCAGTAAACATAACAACTTGTCCATCAGTGATAGTTGCACTTGCTTTAACTAATACATAACTCTCTAAACCAATCTGTTGAGTTACGCCATTCAACATGCCTAGACTTACCGTATTACTTGCTGTGTCCCATACCATTTGACCCGTTGCTGGTGATAATGTACCTGGAGTTGTTGTTAGTTGATATGCATTTGCTGATACATTACCAGTTACTGCTAAACTAACTAATGTGCCAACTTGTGTAATATTACTTTGTGTAGCGTCAACTACTTGCCCAGCAAAATTTGCGTAGTTAGCATTTGCTATGCTTGTAGATTCAGGAGCAAACACACCATTTCCAAACAATACATTTGAACTAGAACCATCTAAGTTAAGTACTGCGATGTTACCTATACCACTTACATTAGCGACTGCAACACTATTAGCTGATGCGGCAATATTAGCAAAACTTGCATAATTGGCATTAGCGACTTCTCCACTGACATTAGCACCTGCTACACTGTTTGCTATACTTGCTACGTTTGCAAAACTAGCGTAGTTAGCATTTGCTACTTCACCACTAACGTTTGCGCCACTTACTGAATATGCAGTACCTGCAAAGTTTGCGTAGTTAGCATTTGCTACATTACTAATTATAGGTGTAGTTGCAAAGACGCCGTTACCATAAAGAATGTTACTTGCATTGCCATCTAAGTTTACAGTTGCAATGTTACCAATACCTGATACATTAGCTACTGCTACGCTATTTGCTGAGTTAGCAATTGTGGCGTTACCTGCGTTATTTGCATAAGTTGCATTTGCTACTGCACCACTTACGTTACTACCTGATACACTGAATGCTGTACCAGCAAAGTTTGCATAGTTTGCATTAGCAACACTAGTAGGTGCAATAACTGCGGCAAAGACACCATTACCATACAACACATTACCAAGATTACCGTCAATATTGATTGTAGAAATGTTACCAATACCTGACACGTTACCAACACTAACGCTATTTGCTACGGCTGCATAACTTACTTGACCTGACACGTTTGCACCTGCTACACTATTAGCTGTTGTAGCATAAGCTACTGCTCCACTAACGTTACTACCTGCTACACTGTTTGCTACAGCCGCATATGCTACCTGTCCAGATACATTGGCACCTGCGACTGCATTCGCTGTTGTGGCGTAACTAACTGCGCCAGACACATTACTACCACTAACACTATTAGCAACACCCGCATAACCTACTTGTCCTGTGACGTTTGCACCAGTGATACTAGATAGTCCTGCACCATTAGCACTAATGTTTGTTGCTGACAAATTACCAGTGATTGTAACTGTGTTGCTTGCTTGATTGAATTGAAAGGCATCGCTGGCACCAGCAATCCCCGCGTTATTATAAAGTACGCTTGTGTTAGTACCAGGAACAACAATGTTACCACTGACATTACCAATTATGTTACCAATAAAGAATGGTGCTGTTATGTTACCTGCACTTGTTAAGTTAACTAATGTACCAAGACTTGTGATGTTTGGTTGACTACTGCTTGTTACATTTGCCGCATAGTTTGCAAAGTTAGCAGTTGGTACATTACTTACAGTACCGATTGCCGCACGACTGATTTGAACTTGTACATTTGGTGTAGGTTCAATACTAACTTGAACATTACCACTTTGTGTTACAATGATTTGATTAGCCATAATTTACAACTCCATCACTGTTAACTAAGAACAGTAAAAATACTGCTTCATCATATGCTGGTTGAGTTCCAACTGCAGGGAAGCTAATCTTAATTCTACCAGTAAAGCAAGCTGGTTCTGTTGCACCAATATCTAGTTCTGGATCACCTGCAATGACTGCCCATGTAGCATCATCAAAGCTTAATGTAAATGTGCCTGCCGCATTTACTACATTTGTAATTGTAAGATTGATTGGACTAGGTGAAACACGAACCATGTTCATTGTGCCACTTGCTGTAGTCAATGCAAATACAGATCCAACTGTGTATGTTGGCGCCGCTCCACGTGTATCACTGATTGTGAATGTTGTGCTTGTTATGATTTCTTTAACATAGTATGTTGTGTTAATTACAACATTACCAAACACTACACCAGTGAATCTTACTGGCATACCAACAAACATATCGGCAGTACTTGTACATGTTAACACGTTTGTGCTTGTAGCTGTAGCCGTGACTGCCGTAATCAGTGGCACAATAGGATAGTCGTGAATCTGAAAGTCTAGTCCAGTACGACTATCGTGAAAGTCTGTGATTTCTCTGCGAATAATTTGTGCATCAATTACTGCACCAGTTAAGTCTACTGGTGTTGTACCAGTCTGCCAACCACTAGTATAACTAGTAATTGTTGACCATTCAAAGTTCCAGAAATCTTTTTGATTGTATATTAAGTTTTGTGCAAGTATTTGAGCATCAAAGCCCGCGACTTGGTTGAGTGTATTTTGGGCAAACTTTGCCATAATGTTTTCCTTTGCTGTCTCGCATTTTGACGAACTACTACTGACTCGCGGTAGTTCGTGTATGTGATATAGTATTTATGCTTTAACCAATACGCCAGTTACTGCCGTCACACCAAACAGGCATCTTAAAAGAGCCGCCGCCTATAGCATTACTACCAAAAGTAGTAGATGTAGCATCGGTAACATATGATCTTGCGCCTTCATGTATTGATGCGGCTCCCAATTGTGATACTGTTTTAGCAACAGACTGTATATATACTGTATGAATAACAGCGTTTGCCTTGGTGACATAAAAATCATCAGTATCAGCAACAATAATACCGTCATTACGAATAAGAAATAAATTAGCTTGACCGTTTGCACTGAAACCAATATTACCATTAGCAGAGGGAATATTAATATTACTTGTACCATTACTATATGGTCCACGTAATATATTTCCAGTAATTACATTACCGGTTACAGTTCCAGTAGCAGATATATTTCCAGTAGCAGATAGTAAAGTACCAACTATATTTCCAGTCACTACTAAATTATTAGTAGCTGTATCAAAAGTTAAATTTGCAGATGCATTTAATGCATTTGCAGTATTAAACTGAATTTGTGTTGGTAAGCCAGCGGCATTGGCTGATCCAGGCGGAACAGTACTGTATGAAATTTCTCCTGTAGTTGGCTCGTAAAATATATAGTTTGCAGTTGGTGTATTTCTGATTGGTTTAACAAATAAACTATTTGCTTGAGTACTATCAAGTTGTTGGCCAGACCCATTTATAATAATTGTATTAGCGTGTGATATGTTATATCCAGCTGTATAACCAATTGCAATTGAATTTGCGCCTTGTGTGTTAGCACCATTATTTCCATATCCGGCAAGTGAACCAATTGCAACAGCATAATTTGCTTGTCTAATGCCGGCACTGTAACCTACAGCTACAGCTTGATAATCTTGCTTACCATTTGCAGCCAAATATCCTACAGCTACAGCACCATCACTTGATGCTGTGGCACTAAATGAGCCGATGCCAACTGCACCAATTTCTCCAGATATTGAAGCATTACCACTATTGCCTGCCTGATAACCAATAAAAACTGCACGGCGTGCATCAGCACCTTGACCTGCTTGAAATCCAATACTAATTGTTTCTTGATTAATTGCCTTTGCACCATAGCCAATTGCAATACCATTAACTCCTGCGCTTGATGCACTGTTACCAATTGCGATAGCATTGGTTCCACTAGCATTTGCAGTATTGCCAATAGCTATTGCAGAATTTCCACCGGCAGAAGAACTAGCTCCTAATTGAACATTGGTGCTTAATAATGTAATTGCATTCGCCCTAACATTGCCAAGATTAGCATTACCAGAAACTGACAGACTACTTAATATACCAAGACTAGTAATATTTGGCTGAGATGCATTGACTACATTACCTGCAAAAGCCGCGTAGTTTGCGTTAGCTACATTGCTGACATTACTACCATTAACATTAGATAACAATGATCCATCGCCACTGAAGAAATTAGCAATTGCAAGATTTCCTAAATTAGCATTTCCACTAGTAATATTACCCGATACACTTACACTAGTTAATGTTCCTAGGCTTGTTATGTTAGGCTGTGCATTAGTATACACAGTGCCCGCAATTAATGCATTGGCAACTTGTCCTGACACGTTAGCACCTGCTACGTTGTTTGCCACATTTGCAAAAGCTACTTGACCACTTACATTAGCACCAGCTACTGCATTTGCCGTATTAGCAAAATTAGCAACATTAGAAAAACTTGCAAAATTAGCAGTTTGAACATTACCAAATATATTACCAACTACACTTAAACTTCCGGGCACTGCTACATTACCAGTTATTTCATTAAATGTAAATCCTGCATTACCACCAAATGCACCACTATCATTATATTGTATTTGTGTGTTACTTCCACCAGGAGTACCATTGCCTCCACCTCCGCCTGCGGCAGCCCAATCTAAATTACCAGTGCCATCAGTTTGTAATACATAACCATTAACACCACCAGTAATTTTTACGTTGCCAACATTACCTAATGATAAATTGCTACCATTGTATGTTGCAGTTGGAATACCTGCTAATAAACTACCATTGTTGTATTGTAGTTGCGTATTACTACCACCTGCATTCAATTGACTGCTTGTATTAAAAGTTAATTGAATATCAGTTGGCGTAAATGTTATGTCGTTGGGTTCAACTGTAAACCCAATGTTGTTATTCTCAACAACAAAATTTAAGTTTACGTCAGACATTATTGATATCTCACAATCATTCCAATTGGTTCTTTACTTATACTTACTCTTGTACTTAATGCGTCAGTTCGTGTTACAGTTAATGTAACAACAGCAATGTTTGTATTTGCCGCACTGTTAGCTAGTGTTATTGTTGGACCACCACCAGTAGCACCAGTTAAGTCTGCTGGTATATACAAATAACCAGTGCCAGTTGCAGGAGTAGTGAAAGCCGCTGTTAAATTACCACCAGTGTATGTGTTACCAGTTAATGATAAGTTACCTACTACAATTTCTGTTGGTATGTCAGCATTATACACAATGTTATCAGCAACATAGTATTTTACGCCAGTGCCCAATGTCCAACTAGTAGTATTGATTGCATTACCTACGCTGTCAGTAAACTGAAAAGGAAAAGTATACGCTTCTCCTGTGTATATCTCTATACATTGCATCTCTGTGCCAGCGATTGTGATCGTCTTTGATCCGTTTAATAATAAACTCATTTTCTTTTCCTTATATTGTATTTATGTTAAGTATTGGAATGTTTTATACTGTGCTCTAGTTATATAAACACGACTACCGGAAACCATGTTTCTAATAACATATCCTGTTTTATCTACGTCTCCGCCCTGATTTTGAATTGTAACTTCTTCATTATGTACATAAGGAACATCCGCCTGTAAATTAATTGTTGTTATAAATTCATCATTTGTAGAAACTGCATTTGGTCCATCTGTTGTAAAACGTACCCAAAATGCAACTTGTATTGCTGTATCTGCATCGGAAACAAATTGAGCATTTAGTTTTTGAATATATTGTGTTCCTGATGGAAAAATAATATTGCCTGTTGTTGTGCCGATAAAAGAATACCAATCTAAGTCACCATTATCTCTTTCGGCATAAGCTGTGCCCCATGGTGTAAATTGCCCTGTACTATTGTTAGCGTAACCATCGGCTGTACTAGCAGTTCCACTATAGTATGGCAAATAATCACTTAAACCTACAGTCGTGCCATCAATATATACTGGAACAGTGTTTAATAAATTTGCTCCAGTGATATTAATTGGAAGTATTAAAGGCGGACCTGTATTTGGCTGTACGTCATATCCTGTAGATGCAATTGGTGCTTGCGCTCCTGAATTTGCAGCCATGCTTCTATACGTAACTGTAGCATTTGCGAGACTACCACCAAGAATAGCTAATGGTAATATGTTAGTATTTGTAATTGTATTACTTTGAATTGCCCCATTAGCACCACCAGTTACGCTATTTGCTTGTAATCCAGCAACCCAGTTAAATGCACCTGAACTATAAGACTGTACGCCACTAGTGGTTGTACGAGCAGTTACACTACCATAATACGTTCCTACTTTTTGATCGTTAACTGTAATCGTTAATGTTTCACCTGCAGTAAAAGGAGCACCAGCGCCACTTTGTAGTGTAGTGTATAATTTATGTGTTTCAACATTGCTACTATTGCCTAAGTTAAAATCAAACATAGTAATACTACCAACATTAGGCACAGAGCTAGTCATACTAAATGATGCGACTGCACCACTGTTAGCTAATACAACATTTGCAATAGTAGGTGCGTCAGGTCTTCCTAATATGTTTGGATCAGTTAAACCTGTATTGTCTGCGGCAACAAAATCTTGAATTGGATTATCAGCATAGATTGTAGCATTGTATTCAAATGCTGATATCTTTACGCCCAATGTGCCATCATCAATCTTTGCTTCTTGTACCTGTGATACACGGAATAGTTTACCTTCGCCACTGTTCATTACATCCCAACCATATGGTTCAAACTTAACTGTAATAACATCACCAGCTTCAATTTGTATGCCGCTATAGTCTAATGTAAAATCAATAACTAAATCTTCTCTACTCTGTAATAATCTGCGCTGACCTAGATATACAGATTGAATGTAATTATTAACTTGTCCATACTGCACAGTCAATATATTTTCTGGTTCGTTAGGACTCATTACTTCAGGCGCATAATCAACTAACTTAAATGTTGCATAGTCAGTTTGATCCTTCACTACATTGTTAGGATATTGCACTTCTAATATGTTATAGCGCCATCAAATTCTTTATTGATAACCACTTTCCACTGACCAGTCAATTCATTGTACTGTAACCAACTATCACAATCATCAACTAACTGTTGTAAGTTAGTTAAACAGTTTTGACCTGTATTGATAGGTCCATTGATTTTATATCTATCTTGTGTAGCACTGCCGCCACCAACAGGTGTATATGTAATCTGTTCTGCTGAATAAACATCTAGTGCAGTTAAACTAGCAGTGTCAATTTGAGCGATAGGAATAGCGCAACCATATCTTACATTTTGTAGATAATCTTTTATAACAGAACCAGGCTCATCCAAACTGTTAGTTAGTTCAACGTTCATTTGTTTCAAGGATGTAGTTCCTGCATTGTCATTGTATATTACTTTAACTATAATAAACGCTAAGTTTGACATTTGCGCTGATTGACCACCAGTTGTGTACAATGCACTATTCCAACGCAAATCAGCAGGTATACTAGCGTCACTTAACAATGTAATTGCATTTGCACCTCCAGTACTGATACCACTACTAGAACCATTAGGAAATTTCCACATATACAGTTGACCACTAATCTTGTCGTCAATTTGTGCTGGATCGCTATTTGTAACTAACTGCACTACTTTACTTGTATCAGTACCATCAAATACAACACGCTTACCTTCGTAATAGATATCACCAAATGTATAACTACCAGTATCAGTAACTTCAGCTAATGTGCAACAATACCACATAGTACGTTGGTCTTCACTAATCTTAGCATCTGTTATAATTGGAGCAACATAAGCTTTACCATATACGACAGGCACTTTGTTATTGCTTGCTGGAGGCAATTGAATCCTTGCGCCAGTGTCTTGTGTACCAGCCCCGCTTGTGCCTGCACGATTACCAATTAATTTAGTAATACCAATTGTCAATAATGTTCTTGCGGCAAAACCTGCGATTGCACCAAAGATTCCACCACCAACTGCCGCTGATACTGTTGCCGCTATAGCTGTAAAAATTGCCATATTATACTCCTGCTACCCAGACTTCTTCAGTCTTTTTATAACCAAATTTAGTAAAATCTAAATCAGGACTGTTAATCATTTTAGTCATTGTGTACATATTAATTTTGTTTTCATTAACTAACTCTTGCGCTAATTTATTGTATTGTAACAATAGCTTATATCCTGCAGTAGAACCGCGATACTGTGGTTCTACCCAATACACTAATTCACGTAATACTTTTAAATTTGGATCCCATATGTTTTGATCCTTCACGCCAATTATCATGCCAGCAGTATTTTTATCTTCTGCTATCAATGCAACTCCGCCGCCTAAAATAATATGATGAAACAGCTTGCTAATGTATTCTTCATTATTGCATTCACGCATCATTTCAATAGGAGTGTTACTGCGAAAATTACGCAACATATCTAACACATTAGGTAAATCAAATTTATTTGCTTGTCTTATTTTCATTTGTTAAGGTCCGCCGCCGTCAGTTGAATTAAAGCTTTCAGTTGTTTGTGTTGACTCCACTTGTGCTTGACTAACAGTTGCCGCTTTTCTTAGTGGTGTTTTACCAAAATCAAAGTTTTGATCCGAGATGCTATAAATGTTATTCATACTACTGTCTGTAGCATTAAAATAAGTCCAACTCTGTGGATTAGTTTTTCTACCTGCAATACGATTTTCTAATACTGCTTTAAAGCTACTTGCATTAATAGTCACTGTAAAGTTATCACTATCACCTAATGTGTCCATATCTTCACTAATGTTATAGCTTGTTACAATACCTGTAAATCTGGCAGCATTGCTTGTCAATATACCATTAGCGTTATAAAAACCACGTATAATTTCTAACTTACTACCTTTTACTTTTTCAGCTAACACTAATTGAATGTTATTACCATCGATGCCACTTAAGCTTAAACTTGTATCTGCTGAAGTAGCACGAATGTCACGCTGTTGAACGCCAACGGCTAATAGTCCACCTAACGGAGTATATGTTTGTCCACTAATAGTTTCAGTCTTATAAGCACTACTGAATGTATGAATAGTAACGTTTGATGTATTTGCAACGTCATTGTATATTGTTAATTTTACAAATTCTGCGTTATACAGTACTAGTGGATCACTTGCTACTGCTGGAATATTTTGCATTATGCGTCTCCTACCCATTCATATAATTCAAATGCATCACTAAATTCTAAGTAAGCATTGTTGATAAGTGTTGAGCCACTCATTGCTTGTCCACCTGGCTTTAATATATACGTTGGCATATTAGGACAGAACATATTGAACTGACAAGTGTTACCAACAATAATACCTTCACCAGTTAATACGCCTGTAAGTATATTAGGTCTGTTTGTCGTAACTACAACAGTAGAACCACTACCTCGTAGCACTTGCGTTGTACTAGTAAATGGATATGGATATTCATTTAATGAGCCAATCTGTATTAAATCATTAGGCTGAAATAACACTGATGTGCTTGCCATTGTGACACCACTGACGTTTAATGTCAATTGATTACCTACAAAACTAGTTACTGTAACTGTATTAATTTGTCCACTAGTCATTGCACCTTGATATCTAAAGATCCAATTTAATGCAGGAAGATTACTGAACGTTATAATTTCAGGTGTAATTCTATCTAGTGTATCTAGTGCTTCCATTAAGTCACGTGCTTGATAATATTTAAAACGACTAGGCACTTCTAATGTCATACGCCAGGGATTTAGTGTAGGAGTAGAACTAACACGTGGTATTTCGTTACGTGTGTATTGTATACCAACCATCTTTCTACGATTGATTTCTAAGCTATTACTAAAATTTAATATTGTTTGCAAACCTGCCATATATTTCCTTATCTGTTACCATATGGTAATTCTTTTTGTGCTAATTGTGTAGCACCTAATAAACTTCTGCGATTGTCAGCAAATAGTTTAGCGACACTCTGTCCATCTACTGCTGATATGTTATTGTTTGTGATATAGTTATTTACTGTGCTTCCCATACCACCACCATTAGGTACGATAGTACCACTTGATTTAGGAACAAACAACTCAGGTCCATTCTCGCCTACGATACTTGCTTTACCTACTGGAGGTTGACCACCACCTGCAAAGAAGCCACCGAATAAACTTCCTATGCTACTTAATATACCGCCTGCACCACCCGCGCCTTTAAACGCTTGCATTGCCATTGCCGCTTGAGCTTTTAATTCAATCTTTAATAAGTCTTTAATAACACTTGTAGCAAAATCACCAAAGCTCATTTTACCTGTATCAACAAACTTATCAATAGCACTGTTCATACCTTGTGTAACCACAGCGAACTGTTCGCCGGCAATCTTATACGCATTAGTTGCGTTATCTAAGTAATTAGCAAATGCATCCGACCAACCTGTAGCCCATGTACGACTAGTCTCAATCTCTGCTAGTTGTGCTTGTCTTAGTTGTTCTGTTAATGCATAAACTTTTTGTAATTCTATACCATATTGTTGTACATCGCCAATACCATCTTCAGTACTAAACGCTTCTGTTATGGCATTTGCCATGTCAGTTTCTAACAACTTAATGTTGCGTTCTATTTGTTCTTTTTGTTGGTCAAATATTGATCGACCCTTTTGTTCTTTAGCAAATGCGGCATCGCCTAATTGTTTCTGCAAACTACTGAACACGCCACTAGTGACTCCAGCAATCTCTTGCTGTTTCTGCATCTGCTGTGTCATGTATTCTAATTGACTGACACGTGCTTGCTCAATTGATTTAGCGGCTTGTAGTTTTTCAATGTTAGAAACAACTAAGCCTTGCTGTATACCATACTCTTTGTTTACTGCTTCAATTTGTGCGTTAAGTTCTTTAGCTAGTCCAAGCTTCTTTTCATCAGGAGTTAAATTATCTAGCTTATCTCGTAGTTGACCAACAGCGGCAATACGCTTTTCTTCTAAGTCGTATATACCTTGAATTACTTCACGTTGATCCTCAGATAGTCCTACTAAACTTGCTTCAAGTGCTAATTTTATATTAGTCTGTCTGTTTTGTTCTTTAAAGCTTTCAGTAATCTTTTCAGCTTCAGATATTTGTTTAGCAATACCACTAGTAACTTCTTTGTTCTCACCAGGCATCTTTTTCGCAGGATATCTTTTTGCTAGTCTATCAGTTTCATCATATGAAGCTTGCGCTGGCGCACCATCTGCCTTCATACCAAAGAATTGCTTTACTTTGCCATATGCAGAACTTACAGCGTTAACGAATGCATCAACAATGTCAACGTTGAACGCTGATTGTATTACTAATCTTACTGCTTCAAATACACCATATATGATACCTATAGGTCCTAATAGTTTAGGTAAGAACCTAGTAGCAAAAAGCATAATGGTAATACCAACTTGCTTAAGAATAAACAAGAAGCCTTGAAACTTTGAAGTCAATGCTACCCACGTACCTATCTGTGTGGCACCTGCTGTACCTATTAGTACCATAGCTTTACCAACTGTCGAAAACACTGGTAGTGCTTGCTTTACAGTATAATAGAAGGCAGCAAATCTAAATGTTTGTACAGCGGTTGCGGCGGCTAATGTTGCAAACGCACCTGTTACAGCTAACGCTATGCTTCCTAATATTTGTAGACCTTTAGCCGCAGCCGCTATACTACCTAGAGCAACACCTATTCTTACAATAGAGTCAACAATCTTATTAATTTGATCTGGTGATAGTTGATTAACAAACTTTGCAAATGGCTCAATTGTTTTTAGAATGCTTGACTGTAGACTCTTAAAAGCAGTATCTAATGTGTTCTGTAATTGCGCGGCTTCTTTAATGCTATTCGCATAACCCTGACTATCTTTTGTAGCTTGTGCAAATTCTGCACTTACTTTAGTTAAACTAGTTGTACGTAAACTCTTACCAAACAGTTCTGTCTTTAATCTTGCTTGCTCACTAAGATCGCCAACTTTACCTATACCATCTAGTGTCTTTACAAATATATCTTCAGAACTTAGTGTTCTTAAATCAGTTAATGATACACCAATGCTAGCAAAAGCCGCTTGCGCTCCTACTGCACCATCACCTGCTTTGCCAATTGTTTCATTAAACTTTAGTAATGCTGTATTGGCGTCATCTGCATTGCCACCATTTAATGCTACTGCTTTACTAAAACCAGTAATCTTATCAACTGCAATACCAGTTGCATCACTAACATCTTGTATCGCATCTGCAAACTGTATTGTTCTAGTTATAAGATTAGTTAGTGCAATACCTGCGATTGCTTTCTTTAATTCTGAAAAACTATCGTTGACGGATTTAACTTGCTTTTCGACTTTTTTTAACGAGTTAACAGCAGGTGTGCCATTAACGTCAAGTGTGTAACTTAAATCTGCCATTTTATTTCTTTCTTAATATCTCTGCCATACGCTTCTCAATAAACTGTTCTGTTGGCTTAGTCATACCATCAGGGGCTTGCTTACTAAAACCTTCGTCTAATTTTTGAGCGTAGTTATATCCGGCAACAATCTTATTACCACTTAATCTAGTTTTTCTTCTAGCATTTCCGCTACGTATAGGTGTATCTTTTACAAACTGAGTAAAAGCTTCTTTAGGCAAATTACTAATTTGCTTATTGATACGTTTCAAACTACTAGTGATATTGTCTTTTATTGTTACAGACATTATTGTTCCTTATTCTTATTCAGTAGCGTCAACAATTCAGTCTCTGTAAAATCAGGGATTGGGTCTCTGCCATTGTTCATCTGCTTCTTGTGATGATAATTTTCAAATGTCATTGCCGCATCCATAATATACAAATCGAACGTGTTACTTCTATTCAACACTTCACTAGGTAGCATTCCATAACGCTTACCTAGTCCGTCAATAGTCAGTATGAGACTCATCTTTTCAGACTTAGGATCAATACTGTCTTGAGTTACTTTCCCAGTAGCTCAGTCACCTTACCAATAGCCTTCATTAAAACGTGTGTAGGTAGCATAGCATCGTCTTTAAGAATTTCTTTACCTTTTTCATCAAGGATGAGCGTGCGAACAATACTAATAATACCACTAGTATCATTACCACTTGCGTTTGCTAGTTTCATAAACACATCCATAGGTTGACGATCCCAAGTCCAAAATTCGATTGCTTCACCGAATTCTTTAATGGTTTCTTCGTCATCTAAGTGAACGTCTATTAGTTGGGGTTTTGCTGTAAGCTGTGAGAGTTTCATTTGTTATATCCTTTAAATTATTGTAATGTATTTATTCGTGTTCTGTTAGTTCTTCTAATAGTTGATTTAGAAGTGCTAAACGAAATGCTTGTTTTGCTTTTAGTTGTTTGATTGTTGCCTGCATATTGTCTAGCATAGGCATCATCTTTGCTTCATCTGCAATAAGACTACGCAATTTTTCTTCATTGGTTTTATACCATACTTGTTCTTGTTGTGTCATTTGTTTTCCTTATTAAAAAAGGGGATACCTTTAGAGTATCCCCAGTCTTCCCATCTATATTGAGATTAAGGGTTCTGGTTTGAAACCATAGAACCATTGACAGCTAATGTCATTGGTGTCACCCATACAGGTGCATCAGGACTTGCTGTTGGTGCTAGTGAAGAAATAAATCCTTGACCAGCGTAGTAGTAAGCGTTAGCAGTAGCATTACCGCCATTGATTACCATTTTGAATTGCAATGGTATCTTGTTGATACTCAAATCACTGATGCCATAGAAGGCAGCACTGTTTGCAGTAGCATTTGCGTTACCAAAGAAAACTTCACCATCGATAACCATATTTACAGAAATCTCATTGTCTGCTGGTGTTGTTAACTTATACATATCTGTACTACAGAAATCGATGTATGAGTATACTCCAGTAGAGTTTGTGATTGTTACGTCCTGTAAACAAGTAACTGATAATGTGTTTGCTATGTTGCCCCAGTTAGCACTGTTGCTAATGAGGTCTGTACTTACCAACATTGTTGGTTGAGTACCTGATGTGTTAACTGTAATTCTTGCCATTTTAGTCTCCTTGTATGTTGGCGTTATGTATTAAATTCTAATCTTGTTAATTGAAAAGTCCAGGTGTGTATTGCCGCTCTTGTAGGACCATATGATAGATCCTGTGAATAAGTTCTTTCAAAGTACCCATCCATCAATTGCGTTCCGTTAACTGACTCAGTTACTAAATCTCCAACAATGTTACAAACTTGTGATTCGTAAGGGTCTTGTTGAAATGAAACATAGTTAATTGTAAATGTATCAACACCATTGTAGATTGATCCACAATATTGTATACCCAATTGATTAACACTTCTTTCACTAGTAATAACATTACTTACATACAAACCAAATCTAACCATACTGATATCACTAGGAAATTCGTCATAGATCGGAATGTTCCAAGATGATGGTATAGTTAAACGCAATGATTCCATAATTTCCATTTGAGAAACTGTAGGACCATTGGTTGTAAAGTAAGTTGTAGCCATTAGAAATATCTCCTATCTCCGTTGAAATAATCAACGTCAGCAGTCCAATTTTCTTCAAGTTTTGTCGTTGGGCCTTGAGGATTATCTTGATATAAATCATAGAAATTCATCAACTGCAACGCTTTTGTCCATTCATCTTCACATCGCTTTTTAGCGAATTCATAATTCTGAACATCAACCTCATTCATATTAGACACATCGGTTACTAAACTTTCATAGAAAACTAGTATCGCACCGAATGTGTCTAAGCGAATTAATGTTTGGTCACTCTTAATGAGTAGACTTGGATTGAAACTTGAAATCAACTGACCGTCTGGCAGATTAGCATAATAGTAAGCACCTAACACCGTGTCGCAGTATTTCTGCCACCATCCGAACTCCAACTTATACAGCCACTCTTGTGAACCGACTTTAAAGTATGGAGCCCAATCAACATTGAGAGCACTAGCCCTACGCTCCGCTGCCGGATCGTAGAACTGTATGTCCTCTACTGTTGCATTTGATATTCGTTGATATGGTACTGACATATTATATTATTCCTAGACTTAATTCGATTTACTGCTGAATGTTAATAGCTCCGCCTCTACGCAAGTCACCAACGCCACTACCGAAGTAGCCGACACCAGTCAACCAAATTTGCAATCCACCTGGGATCTCACCAGTTTTAAGTTGCAAGCCTTCTTTCATAACAGTGAACAAAGCACTGTCACCGAAGTAAGCACCGATCAAGCAACTAAATGGACCAGAACCTAAGAATGTACGATTAGCAGTAGTTAAGAATGTTGTGAACATAATCATACATCCATAAACACTTTCAATACGACCTGTTGTTAGTAATTCATTACCAAGAGCAGATAGGTTAGAACCACCAGATTGTGATACTGCACCGCCTGTTAGTTCAGCTAACAAACGATTCAAACTAGAACCTGTTTGACCTGCAACTGAACCTTCTGCCGCACCATTACTATCTAAAACGATAACTGGTGTGCCAGGCATACGAGCTACTTTGAAATTCTGCTTAACTAAACGAACTAAGTCAAGTACTGATGCGGCGCTGAAGCCTTCTGTACCACCGGCAGCTGGAGTTACCGTAGTACCAGACTCTGCAAGTTCCATAGCACCTAATTGCAAGACACGTGTGAAACCGTCAGCACTTGTTGGATAGTTTGTATTACCAGGTGTTGCTTTAAAGCTTTGGAAAGCTAGTGTAACACGTTGGTCTACCTTCTCAGCAAATGACTCACCAAGTTCAGCACCTAGCGTTGCAGCCAATGTGAAGCTTGTTGTCCAGCCGTAGAAGATATCAAACGCTGTTTGTGCAACTGCAGGAGTTGCTGTAATTGTACCTTGACCTAATGAAGGATTCTGTACAACAGCATTACCAGCACCAAATGTGCCGCCAGTGCCGTTAGCATTGTAATCCTGATATGTGATTGGTGCAAAGTTAGGTACTAAAAATGTTTGACCTTGTGTAGGTGCAACCACGTTAGTAAAGTTAACTAGACCATTTGATTCGTGCATAGCACGTAATGCGAAATTTGAAATCGCTGTTGTAAAACCATCGCCCTCGTTATTTGGGCCGCCTAATACGTATGCCATAATTATTCCTTAAATTAAATTTTGTTGGCTCAGAGCACTTTTCGACTTGAATTAGATACTGTTGCTGATACGCCTAGACCTTTCAGTCCGACACCTTTACCTAAACCATTCTTGTTAGCCCACGCATTGAATGCGGCAGGATCACGTGAATAGTCTGGTATGGTTTCTTCTAACGCACCAGTAAAACTACCTTGTCCAGGTCTTAAACCTGATCCAGAATTGGAATTGCTCTGTCTTAATAACTTAGGATTACCCTGAGCTACTTCTGTTACCAATCCCTGGATTGTAAGTGGCATACCATCACTACCATAACGTTCTTGACCCTTTTGATTGACGATAGCATATGTGCCATCATCGTTCCATTGAATATTGTTTTTAACTTTATTCAATGCATAATCAAGTAAGTCAGTATCAAACTTGTCACCCATTGCTCGCTGAATATCACTATCAAGTTCCTTCTCACGCAATGCTTGCTCTTTACGAGCAAGATTTTGTGATAGTTCATTGAAACGTTCGTGCAAGTCGTTAGTTGTTACACGTCCTGAACTTTGCTGTACTTTTGGTTGTTCCACTGGCTGTACGTTGCCACCGAGTTGTTGAGCAGATGTTCTAGCAACATAAGCAAGAGCATCTTCTACACTGGTAAAGTTCGTGCCACTAGCATTGCTAAGTGCAGTCAATAAACTTTGTGTAGTACTCTTACGAATAGCACCAGGATTTACCTGTTCTTCGCCACCTTCTTGCCCTGGGGCTGACTGGTTTGCATTAGTCTGGCTGTCGTTGCCAACGAAAGATTTTTGATCCATTTAATTTTTTCCTGATTTTACGTTATCACCGAGTTTGTATTGTATTTATTACAATTAGTTTATAGGTAGTTTTATCTACCTGCAGTACCACCTAGCAATAATGCAGGTGCTACTTGATTTGGATAGTAGGTTAATCCTACGTCTGTTACTGGAGTTCCAGCACCACCTAATATACTTGTGTTGTCTGATTCTCCATTTTCGTTATCATATTCAGCTTGTTCTTTACCATCTTCTTCACCATACTGTTCGTGTTCTGGTATCATACTAGGTTCTAAATCTCTGCTTAATACTTGGTCATTGTTTTCTTGCATCAATGTTTTTAGTTCACTAGATGGAATAGTATTGATGTAGACTTGTTCGTATTCTGGTATGTCTTCGGCAGGTGATAGTAATGCAATGATTTCTTTTGTAATCAATGACTTAACGATTTCATTCTCACCAGCTAACTCATTAGCAGACTTAATCAATGCCATACGATAGTTTGTATCGTGTGCTTCATAGTCAGTATTGTAATGCACTTCACCAGCCCAACGTTGATCCATAAAACGTGCGGCATAAGTGTAAATCATTTCTTCTGTGACTTCCATCAATCGTGCTTTAGCTTTAGCAGTTCTGTGTAGTTGTTTGCGTTCTTCAATGATAGCGACACCTGACGCAATTTGGTTCTTACTTGTGCGTAAGCCACCTAATCCAGTCAATGCTTCTATCTGTTCTAATATGTTATCTTGTGCTTTAATGATTGCATCTACATCACCAGTGTCAACTGCGATAGCTTCAATCTGTCCTTCATTAGCACGAACAATAGCACCTGCGTGTACTGGAACACTAATGCCTTTATCTGCACGAATGATTGTGTGAGCAAACTGTAATGCTGTATATTTTTCACATTCTAATTTATAATATTCTTTTTGTGCGTCACTTGCACTATCAATATCACTTACGCCACATTCCATTGTTCTAGGATCTCTGCGACCATATGCAATGAATACAGGTACACTCATACCAGGTGGATATGTTCCTTCGCCTATTTTCTCTGCCGGTTGATTTTCTTTACCAGGACCTTTTTGTACTTCATAGCTTTCCCAACGTGATGGAGTTGTTGCATCGCCTAAATGATAGCACTTGATGTAGTAACAATCTGCTTCTTCCATCTCTTTGATTTTAACATATTTGAGCAGTGGTCGACCACCGTAGTAGTCGAACTCCCAGTCCCATACATCCAATGGGCTAATGGCACACACATAAGGTCTGCCAAGATTCCCTTCTGTTGCTTGGGGCATATCGACTGCGACCCAACAATGCCCAAATATACTTGTTAAATCTCCTACACCTTCCATAAAGCCATTCATACTACGATTAGTTAAGTCGGCATCTAATTGAAACAAATCGATCCATTCATTATTCTCAGGAGCGATATGTTTACCCTGTGGTGTACAGAATTGTAAATTGCGTTTGATGCCTGGCTCAAACAATACATCATTGATAGTGTCAACAATGTAACGACAGATAGGCTGTGCTACTGTGTTAGCTACTAAGTCAAGATAGAGTGTGCTATCTTCACTAGGTCTTTTCTTGCGAACAGCTTGCTTAAATGTAATGCCGCCAAGATAGGCGTATTGATACGATAGCATCTGCAAATAGATGTTGTCGTATACTACATTGCGTTTTAGTAAATCACGATTGTTATACATTGTTTTGTCTCTTTATATCGCTTAGAGCGAGTTCTGTTGATTTATGCATAATGTATTTATGCTTAAGGTTTAAGCTTACACTTATCTCCGTGGCATCTAGCGTAGATATTGTTTGCTATACTTCTATTACAGTGTGGGCATAAGGTTTTAGGCTGTTTTTTACCAAGCATACCTGTGCCACCAAACGGCTTTCCTCTACCTTTACGTAACATGTCTTGACTGTTTTGTTTTAATGTGCCTAACCATAAATGATGGGGAGCACAACATAGAGTGTTATCGCAAGAGTGGCACACACACATTCGTGGGGGTATTTTACCAACATGTTCTTCATAACTAACACGATGTGTTGTACGCATCTTATTACCATCACGCATCATCCCATAACCAATATTGTTTTTACCACCTTGCCATACCCAGCAGTCAGTAACATTGTCTACTACAATTTTACTTAATAGGCGTTCTAATAAACTTAAGCCGCTTGGTGGTCTTGCCATATTAACTCCATACTTGAAAATCCTCCTGTACATCGCCATTCATAATCTCTTCCCAACTTGGTCCGCCAGGATACAATGGACTCTCTGGCATATGCTCTAAACCAGGACGATTCTGTCTTGCAAAACGTTGATCCATACCAACATACTCATGTAATCCTAATACATTCTCATGTTGTATAGGGAACAGATGATGTATACCATAACGTATGCAGTCACCTAATCCGTCAATGTGTGCATATCTACTCTCAGTATACTTCACTAATTTTTTACGTGAGGCATCTTCAAAGTGATATGTTTGCAATGCTTCTAATAAAAACTTGTCATCAGGTTGCACGACTAAGCCACCACGATTGATAAACGCATTGCTAGTGTTATCAGTATCAGTGATGAGAGGATTACTCTTACGAGTGTTCACAATAGTAAAGCCATACTTTTCTAAAATGATTTTATCCGTTACACCGAAGGGACTGGTCGTGTCTCTGTTTACTTGGGTGCCACTCATGTCAATGATACTGTTAATTCTGCGTTTAGGAAAGTCTTGTCTAATCGCATCAGCAATACCTTCTGTGCTACAGTCTGGTATTGCATAAGTTTTTAATATTTCTATCGTGCCGTCTTTTTGTCCACTCTTTTTTACTTGAGCAACAACTGCCGCCATTACCCTTTTATTAAAATCGTGAAAGGTATATAAATCGCCACCAAAGTCTTTGACTTCACGTGTGTATTTGTGTCTGTCCCATGTGTAGAAGAACGCATCACTAACACTTTCCCACTGACACATGTAATCTTGATTGAACTTTAATGGACTGATGATACGTTTTTGTTCATCAATAAAGTTTTTATTACCACTACGCATTTGCAAATAGTTGTAATGACGTACAACATACTTCTCATCATTCTCTAGTGCTAATGTGAATAGATCGTGCAATGGGCCTGTACCGTTAGGTGTACTAATCACAATCAATCGACCTTGCGTATCAGCTTGACCTACTCTGGGACGCAATCGATTTGTTATTTCTTGCAATGTATCTTGCGTGTATAGTGCGGCTTCGTCAGCGACCCATACGCCTACGTTAAGACCTCGTAAGTTCTCACGTTGCTCTGCTGATTTACAGCGAATGAATACGCCGTTAGGAAACTTAATTGTAAGCTCACTATTATTAATATCTTTACCATCAGTTAATCCAAAGTGATTGATACAACTTTGCTTGAGAGGTTCCCAGATTAGTGACTTAATCATTGCACCTGTTGGCGCACTATAGATTATATCTTTACCTTTATGGTATCTCGCATCACTAGCAAATAGTGGTAGGGCGATAGAGGCAAGAAATGTCTTACCACTACCCACTGGAACAATATCCACACAATGTTTGTCAGTACTGAGCCAATCATTTAGTATTGTCGATTGCTCGCCATAAAGAGGTATCTCAATGTTATTCATTCACTGTGTAACTAATTGGAATCTCTTTCCAATCACTTAGTTCTTTTGTTGGAAACACAAAGTTATTGTTCATTGACTGACCTAATGTAGTCACATCAATCTCTTGCTTATCTGCTACAACCTTGTTCAATATCATACTCTGATACTTCTGTAACAAATGCTTATCATCGCCCATACGTGCATTGTGATAATCTTCTGCAAAGCCTTCAGCAAATGGTTTATCTTTATCTTCTATGGCGGCAAGAATGGTTTGTGCTGACAACTTCTGTGTCACACCTTTCTTTCTGCCTGCGCCTGGTCGTGCGCCGCCTACTTTCTTTTTAACTATTTCAGTCATCTAATAATCCTTCACTGCGTAATATGTTTCTTGCCCAAGTAAGTCCTGGAGGACCGCCCCATAACAGATATGCTTGCGTACCAGGAGTGTTTTTGCCTGGCTCATAATAAGTTTCAGCACGACTTAAAAAACTATAGGTACGTTTTACTGTATCTAAACTAACTTCTCGTCTGTTTGCAAATTGACTTGCACGATTTAATCCTACTGCTGTGCCACCACGATTGCTTGGACTAACTTTCTGTCGCATCTCTAAGCCACGCTTTGCGTTAGCTGCCATTGCTTCTGTTGCTCTATAACCCATTTAATCTCTCCTTCAATAAGTTAAAGACTTCACGATATCGATGCATCTTTGGCATCGATTCATTTACTAATTGTATCTCTAACACTTCTTCTATAGTACCATTCTTTATTATGTTTTCGATGGTGCGAAAACGACTATCGCAATAGCAATAGCCTAAAAATACTTTACGGTTCATTCGCCTAATCTTGCAACGAATGCTTCTTCAAGTATTACTAACTTAGGATGACCTTCAGCGTTTTCACGCAATGTCTTACGTAAGTCTTTTACAATATCTACTGTATCGTTTTTAATCATTTGCAAATACACTCTGACTATGCCAGGGTTATTCAATCGTTCACGTATTGTTAACATCTTTTTTCTTCCTTACACGTTTAGGCTTTACTTCGACAGGTGGTGGTGTCATAGGCAATAGTACTTCATTGCCAGGTAAGCCATTACTCTTACGCATTCTTAACCACAGTGATTTATACCATGCCATCATTCTGACCTCACTGTTTCTGGGTCTACACCCAATTCTATTAATCTTGTTTTAATACGGTTAGCTGTTTGCACATATATTGATACACCACCTTCTTGATGTATATTATATTGTTTTGCAAAGTTAATTACTTCATCGACCGTACCTTCATTAATAATTCTTTCACGCTCTTTACGTATTTCAAGCATAGGTGTAAAATCTATCATATGTAAACCTTTTCGTAGTCATCAACGTTATCTGTCTCGTCAAGGCCGTCATAGAACTTGCCATCACGTTTGTCTTTATACTTCAATGCACCAAACACACTTAGGAACTTTTGATTCTTCTTGCCCCATTGTTGCGTTAATTCTAAAAATCTATCACGGCCAAACATAATCTGTAGTTGCGTCTTGCAATCTTCTGGACTTGGATTGATATCATTCTTTGTATCTTGCAACGTAAACATAAAGCTTATGCACTGATCGATCTCAATCTCAGTCATAAATGGCGACAGTTCTGTTACCATCTTGTCAAAGTTCTTTATGTGCCCTACGTAAAAGGGCTTATCGATAATGCCTTTAAACTCGCTCATCAATGCACCACGCTTTCTTTTGTTAAGCCATCAAGTCTTTCGTTAACGTCAATGTTAATCTGACCCTTAAGCTCAGTGGTAAGACCCTGTTTATATTCTTTGAGGTATTGCTCTTGCTGTAATGCACCTAAGAACTGATGTATAGTTCGTAGGCCCAATATTTTCATCTCAAAGATATGTTTGTTCTCGTCACTTAAGTCATCAACATTCATATTCATCATTGCTTCTATTGATGCTTCAATATCTTTAACCAATGGGTCTACAGTGACTACTAACTGTTCGTCATCGTCTCGGTATAATTTGTATGTGTATTCAATCATTTGTTTCTTATCTTTTATTTTTTCATCTTAACGCATTTGTCTTTGCCATTTACTGTACCTGCAAAGCGATAGCCTTCCCAACATACAGCACCGTCTGCACCTTTTTTCTTAGTGCTAGGTTTATCACGTGACATACGTTCACTACTACCATCACGGTACATTGTTTTACCACCAACAGTCATTCGTTGTGTTGCCATATCATTTACCTTTCATATCTTTTTTAGGTTCACGATAGCCACTAGCACGTATTGCTTGTGCTTGTTTCTCAGCGTCACTACGATTTAAGTAAGGCTTACCACTGTCGCCATAACGGTACATACGTTGACCTTTAATCATCACTACTTGTATTGGCATCGTGTATTCCTTTTTTCTTAATTGTATTTAGTTCTTTGCAGTTGTTTTGATGCTTTAGTATAGTACTTGCAAACTTAAGGGTAGTGCCACAGTGTTGGCACTTCCAAGTTGCAAACTGCCACTCATTTAATTTTTTATCAAACTTAATGATGACGCTAACTTTAATATCCTTAGGAAATTTGTGGTACTGTAGATGTAGTTGGCGAGGATTGTATTTCATCAACTATATATCGTTCAGCTAATTCTAGCTCCTTACGTCTATACCAACTCTTACGCATACTATCTTTATGCTCTTGACTTTTTGGTATGCCTAACTTAGCAAGACGCATTTTCTCACGTGTCTCTGGAGCTTTGGGTACGCCAAGACAAGCTTTACGCAGTCCCTCAGTAACGTTGTATAAAGCTTCAGGACTATGTGGCCCTGTACCACGAATCCATTGTGTGAAGCCGGGCTCTGCAACGGTGGGCACAACATCATTAAGCTCAAAGCGTTTAATGTATTTGACGTTGTTTTGATCGTAACGGTGATATCTCATATAACTTTTCGTTTTCATATATGTATTTAATTTTCTATAATGTATTTGAATTTTTTTGTTTGTTTTTCAGGGTCTTGTGAACGGTTGAACGTGTGAACACTAGTTTCAAACGCTATATAAAATAATTTGTAAAATTTTTTAGTAGCTGTAAAAACACTGAAAAACGTTCACATCGTTCACACCGTTCACATAAATACTATATAGATATAGTAAAATCTGCTGAAACTAGCTTTGTATTCTTGTTAGGCACTGTATTAGTAAACATTTTATACTCTAAACCATAATTTGTATTACTTGATGATAGTCTAAAACAGTTCTTCTGTAGTGTTTCGCTCACACTTCCATCGTATAGTAAATGTATTCTTTCTTTCTTCAAATACTCATACTTTGTCTTACTCTGATCTAGATATCTAGTAAATCTTTTAGCAATCTGTTGACTACTTAATTTAGTATTATTAGTCAACTCATGTACTGCTTGTGTGAGTACATCTAGTGTCATAACACCACAATGATTAAATGTAGGCATTAAACTATCAAATACAAGCTGTACAGTGTCTTTCTGATCTTCAAAACGTTTTTGATAGTCTTGTCCATGCAATGGTCGTAATATGCCCATATTTTCAGTATCGTGTCTTTTGATAAGATGATACAACCACTTACCAACTTCACTGCGATCTTTTAATAGATTGTTGATTTCGTTAGTTCTGACTTTAGCACCTTCTTCGTCTAATCCAGCTGTCATAATCTCATCAACCATAACTTTGTCAGTAGTCATAACACTCCAACGTCTATCTTCACCAGATCCGCCTGTACCAGCTAACTTAATAACACCATTAGGATTATTGCTAGTAAAGATCATATTATAATTTCTATCCGCTGTGTAAGCATCAACGCCCTTCTTTTCAATACGCTGTTCTTCACCACCAGTTGCATTCTTTAATTTACCTTCTGGTAATTCATTACTTGCAGGTTCGTCATAGTAAAGTATAACTGCTGTTTCCCAACTTGCATTGAATCCATCTGTCAATTCTTTTAATGCCGCAGGTACGACACAACCATGCGTAAAGATAGTTTTTAATAGTTCAATGAAACGACCTTTACCATTACCACCTGGATAACCACCTATGTCAAGATTGGGTATGTTAGCATTACGTTGAGGATACATCCATTTATATGCTAACCACTGTTCAATGTGTTTGACGTTTTCTTCTTTGCCACCACATAAACAATATAACAAGAAATCAAAGTCACTGTTATAGTTCTCTGATTCTATAGGCTGAACCCAAAAGTTCTTAATGATTTTCATCTTATTGTAGACCATATTGTCAGCCCACTTCTCATCATTGAAGCTACCTGTCATATTGTAATAGTCATTCTTAGTCTGCTGAAACAATCGTTTAACATGTTCTGTATCAGAATGAAGTATTTGATTACTCATCTTGTTTAGTACAGGAACTATTCTAGTAGCATCAACAGTATGAAACTGTGGATTGATAACACCATTACAGTTCTTATTTGCCATTTGCAAGCAATAGATAAACTTATTGTCTTGTACAAGATATCCTAAATGATTGTCTGATATAAGTTTTTCAATAAGATCGTTTTCTTCTTTTTGAGTTAACTTTTTTGTGATTTCATTGATTTCTTCTACAATGTCGCCCAACTCTCGTAAATCAAGTTGAAGCATTTCAATCTTGTTTCGTGCAAAGTCAATACGTCTGTCTAGTATGTTAATCTGTTCATCAGTTAAGTTATCTGTCTCACGTGCCTCTTGAAGTTCTGCCAGTTCTCCTCTTGTTGTTCGTAGTTCAGTTCGTTTTGTGGCAACTTTCTTTTTTGTTGCCGCATCCATTTTTGTCATTTTAGTTTCCTTAATTTGTTTTGTAATATCGCTAGT